AGTGTAGGTACAATACAAAACTCTAAGCAACCTAAAGACTCACCGCACTTGAGAGAACCTTTCTTTCATATTCCTGTGGAAAAAGCTAAATTAATTCAGATTAGCTCTTGACCTATAGAATTATGTGTGGTATAATTACGTTACAATTTAATTTAAACTCATGTCACAACAGCGTGACGATAGACAAAGGAAAATAGAAATGAATGACCCAATATATATTACAGGTAAATGTCACTATGCTTCAATCATTGAGCCTAACACTAAGTTCGAGCCAGTGTGGTCAATACAAATTGAAGTAGATGATAACAATCGTTCAGTAATAGAAAGTGCTGGACTTCCTATCGCCAATAAAGGTGATGATCGTGGAGACTTTGTTACCATCAAGCGTAAAGTAGCACGTAAAGATGGAACATCAAGGCAAGGACCATTAGTAAAAGATTCTCAGAATAATAACTGGGATGGTAAGTTGATTGCTAATGGTAGTGTGGTCAATGTTAAGGCTGTACCGTTTGAGTGGAACTATGCTGGTAAGTCAGGAGTATCGGCTGATCTTGCAGCAGTTCAAGTAGTAGACTTTATAGAGTATACATCTGGTGCTGGTAATGACTTTGAAGTTGTTCCCGGTGGTTATGTAACAGAAAGCTCTGAAGAAATTCCTTTCGCCTCTTAATGTAAACTAAGGGAGACTTGGGGGTAGAGATTATTGGTTTGGTTTCTACCCCTATTTTTTTAACATGAAAAATATTGAAACATTAGTTGAAGATATATATGATATATTTTCTCTTGATCCGATTGAGATGGATGAGAAGGAAGTAGACAAGCACATAGATACTTTTGGTGAAATGCTAAAGATTCACATTAAAGATTTTATGTATGAGAAACCACGTACCAGAGGTAGTCTAAGACTATCAGCTATTGGTAAACCAGATCGACAACTTTGGTATGATGTCAATAGTAAAAAAGAAATTGAAGATCTCAAACCTAGTACAAGAATTAAATTTCTTTATGGTTATATCTTAGAAGAACTACTTTTACTATGTTCTTCCATTGCTGGTCATGAGGTTACAGAACAACAAAAGGAAGTAGATGTTGAAGGTGTTAAAGGCCATCAAGATTCTATGATAGATGGAGTTCTTGTTGACTGTAAGAGTGCATCAGGTTTTAGCTTTAAGAAGTTTAAGAATAATAACCTTCTTGAAGATGATCCTTTTGGATACATAGCACAGATCTCTGCTTATGCTCAAGCTAATCAGGCAGATAAGGCAGCATTCTTAGTGATAGATAAATCTAGTGGTGAGTTATGTCTTACTCCTGTACATTCTATGGAGATGATAAATGCAAAAGAAAGGGTTAAGTTTCTTAAAGGAATGGTTGGAAATGATCATGTGCCTGATAGGTGTTATGCTCCTGTTCCTGATGGGGAGTCTGGTAATCTCAAGCTTCCTATTGGCTGTATTTATTGTGGGCATAAGCGAGAGTGTTGGCAAGATGTTAATCATGGTCAAGGACTACGTGCTTTTAAATACTCCAGAGGACTTAGCTATCTTACAACGGTGGCTAAAGAACCTAAAGTCGAAGAGGTAATGAACTGGTAATGCATTGGACATATAAAGGTAAGCCTGATCTTACTAAGTTTGGTTTTGTCTACTGCATTACCAATACTAAAACTGGTCAAGCTTATATAGGATGTAAACAATACTTTAATTATAAGAAAGGAAAAAAGAAAGCTGAGTCTAATTGGAAATCTTATATGGGATCAAGCCAACACTTACTTGATGACATAAAGAAAGTAGGTAAAAAGAATTTTAAATTTGAAATGATAGCTGAGTTTAAAAACAAACGAAGCTTACGTTATTATGAGTGTTACTATCAGATGAAGTATAATGTTTTATGCAGCACTTTGGAGGGAACAGATGATCCTGCCTTCTATAATAATTATGTAGGTGGAAAGTTTTATAGACCAGTAGAAGAGTATCATGATCAATCCATTTGAATTAAGTACAGACGTATCAACAAATTCTTTATATGATTTAACAGATAAAGATGGAGAAAGATCTCTTTATATTGCAGTAATACTCCAAGCTTTATTGGATCTATCTAAACCTAAACTCAAGAGTGAGGATAGTTCTATTCAGCTTTATAGAGATCAAGCACACTCATGGATCTTTAAAGATGCTGGTGTAACTTGCCAAGACTTTGAAGAGATATGTCATTATGCTGATCTTGAACCTAGTGTAATAAGAAACTTTGCTTCTAATGTTATTAACTCAGAGGATACTACTAATGTCAGAAGAAAATTCCAAGCGTTGCTCTAAACCCTTAGACAAACAAGTCGGTGGTAGCCATTATAAAGATTGTGGTATACAGCCAGTAGAATATATACATGCAAATAAGCTTGACTACTTTGAAGGTAATGTGGTAAAATATATAACTCGACATAGAACAAAAGGACAAGGTAAAAAGGATATAGAAAAAGCTATACATTATGCACAGCTAATTCTACAACTAGAGTATAAATAAATATGTATGCTCCTTTAATTGATTCCTTATCTATAGGTAAAAGTAATATACATGGGTATGGAATATTTGCTATCAAAGATATTCCAAAGAATACCAAGTTAGGTTTGAGCCATATTAGAGTAGATGATCTTATGGTACGAACACCTCTTGGTGGATTTTATAATCATAGTAATAATCCTAACTGTGAAAAATATAGAGTAGGATTAGGGTGGTTTCTCAGAACAATAAAAGATATAATAAAAGGCGAAGAAATCACAGCAACATATACATTTTATAATATAGAGGAGAAAGGGAAATAATGTTTAAATCAAATCGTAACCCTCAGTTTAGATCTAAGTTCAGTGAAGATATATTTAATACTAAGTACGCTCATGAAGGTGCAGAAACCCTGCATGAGTTAGCTTGCACTCTAGTAGAGGATGTCTGCCAAGATAATTTAAATCGGGATGAGAAGGAAGAACTGATAGATCACATCTCTAATCTACGATTCCTTCCCGGTGGACGTTACCTCTACTATGCAGGGAGAGATAAGAAGTTCTTTAACAACTGCTACCTTCTTAAAGCAGAAGAAGATACAAGAGAAGATTGGGCTAACCTTTCTTGGAAGTCTGAGTCTTGTCTTATGACAGGTGGTGGTATTGGTGTAGACTATTCTGTATACAGGGCTGAAGGACAAACCCTGAAGGGAACTGGTGGTATAGCCAGTGGCCCTCTACCTAAGATGGAGATGATTAATTCCATTGGTCAGAAGGTTATGCAAGGTGGTAGCCGTAGGTCTGCTATCTATGCTTCTCTTAACTGGAAGCATGAAGATGTAACCAAGTTCTTAAAGATAAAGAACTGGTCTGATATGACAGTAGGTACAACAGGACAAACTCTATTTGATATTAAGCAAGATGATTTTAATTTCCCTGCTCCACTTGATATGACAAACATCAGTGTCAACTATGATACTGAGTGGTTACTTAACTATTGGGAAAAAGGAGAAATAGGAAATGTCTTTGAATCTAATTGTAAGCAAGCTCTTAAAACTGGAGAGCCGGGGTTCTCTTTTAACTTCTTTGAGAAAGAAAATGAAACACTTCGTAATGCTTGTACGGAGGTTACGAGTGAGAGCGATAGTGATGTGTGTAATTTGGGGAGCCTTAACTTTGCTCGTATTGATGACCTTAACCAGTTGCAGCAAGTCGTACAGCTTGCGACCAAGTTTCTACTCTGTGGAACCACAAGAGCAGAACTACCCTATGACAAAGTTTATACTGTTCGTCAGGAAAATAGACGTTTGGGATTGGGCCTCATGGGACTTCACGAGTGGCTCATACAACGTAATAACAGATATGAAGCTACCCCCGAATTACATAGGTGGTTTAAAGTATACGAAGCTGAAAGTGATAAAACCTCAAGAGACTTTTCAAAAATCTTATCAGTCTCTCAGCCCGTTGCCGTCAGAGCAGTTGCACCTACAGGGACAATAGGTATACTGGCTGGTACATCTACTGGTGTTGAACCTATCTTCTCTGTAGCCTATAAGCGTAGGTATCTGAAGAACAAGAGATGGCATTACCAATATGTAGTTGACAGTGCTGCCCAAGAAATGATTGATCTCTATGGTGTTAAGCCTGACAAGATTGAGTCAGCCCTTGATCTCTCCACAGACTATGAACGTAGACTGAGCTTCCAAGCTAACGTCCAAGAGTATGTGGACATGGCTATCTCCTCTACAATTAACCTGCCAGCATGGGGAACAGAGGACAACAATGAAGATAAGGTAGAAGGATTTTCTCAGACCTTGGCTAAGTATGCTCATAGGTTACGTGGCTTTACCTGCTACCCTGATGGGTGTCGTGGTGGTCAACCTTTAACATCTGTTCCATACTCTGAAGCTATCGAGAAGTTAGGTGAAGAGTTTGAAGACAACATTCAAGCCCATGATATCTGTGAGATCAGTAACTCAGGTGGGGTATGTGGAGTTTAACATGGCAAAGATAAAAAACAACAGAGGTAAGATGTCTCATTGCAATACAAAGAAGGAAAGAGATCCTGAATTGGTTAGGCTGTGGAAAAAAAAGCTTGCAAAGAAACAAAAAGTGTAGTATAATATAGTATGGAATGCCAATGGTGGGTTCCATACTATCTTGCTTTTAAAGGAGAAAACTATGAATTATACATTACACACTAAGTCTAGTGATCCATTTTCGCTGAGTGATTTTAGGGATTGGGTCATAGGATATGACAAAGTATTTCAAAAGATGTTGACCTTACCTACAGCGTCAACTCATTCTAATTATCCCCCTCATAATTTAATCGAAGATGGCGAAGGTCAGTATACAATTAGTATGGCTGTTGCTGGTCTTGATAAAGATGACATCAAGATAACTTTAGCAGAACAGAACCTTACGATTGAGTATGATGGTAAGTCCTCTGGTGAACAAGATAAGACTATCTTACATCAGGGTATTGCTCATCGAAGTTTCAAAAAGATATTCCATCTTGCTGAAAACATTGAGGTGAAGGATGCTTCTATGGATAAAGGTTTAATCATTATTAAACTGGAACAGAACATCCCTGAAGAAAAGAAACCTAAAACAATCGAACTTAAATAAAGGAAATACTAATGGGTATTAGTAAAGAGAAGAAGGTGAATACAGTTTTCATAGGATACGATCCTAAAGAAAAGGTTGCAGCCCAAGTACTTAAATATTTAATTGAAGCTAACTCACCAAAGGATATTATAGTTAAGTTTCTACGTAA